ATAAGATAAGAGGACGCTTTCCGAGTGTTACTATTGGCGACGGTGAAGGCAATGTAACTACAACGCCTGAACAAGCAAGATTTTATGATTTTGATTTTATAACTGAAGGCAGAGCTGTAGGAAAGATATCTATTAGTTTAGACGAAAAGGGAGTATCAGTAGTATACAACCAAGGACTAGTTACTAACGAAGACAGTCTTACTAAAGAGAGTTGGTACAATTTTTTAAAGGAATTAAGGCAATTTGCAAAAAAGCGTATGTTAAACTTTGATACTAGAGATATTAATAAATCAAATTTAAATAGAAGAGATTACAAATTTTTAGCAAATAACCGTACAGAGGAAGAAACAATGAGCGAAGGTAAACTTTACGGTACAAGTAGATTAAGTTATCAAGATTTTGATGGCGCAAGGCTTGTATTACGTCATAACCAAGCAGTGAATCAAGAAAGAGCTGCAGGTAGAACACAAAACGTTGAAAGCATCTATATTGAAAGTGCAGAAGGCGAAAGATTTAAATATCCATATAAACATATTAATGGTGCTAGGGCAATGGCGAGACACGTTGCAGAAGGCGGCAATGCGTATGACGAATTTGGTAAACATATTGTAGGATTAAGCGAAGAGCTATCTAAATTAAAGAAATTCAAAAGTTACATGAGTCGCTCAAATGTAATGGCAGAAGGACTATCTGGATATGTTGATGTTGTTAAAGAACGTTTAACAACAGTTAAAAAGACTGTAGAAAGTTTACAAAAGAAAGCATATTATACTGAAGCATTTGAAAGTTTTGAAAAAACAGAAGTAAAAGAAGTACCACAAGATGTTGCAGAAAATTGGATTGATGAATTAACTATACGTCAGTTTAACGAAGAACTTAAAGATGTATTCCCTTACATTTATAACCTAGTAAGTGAAAACACTCGTGCAACAACTTTAGGTCCAATGGACTTAGAAGGCTACGAAGTATACCAAGGTGACATGCGTGAATCAGACGAAGAAGTAGAAGAGTCAGGCTTACAACTAAGCAAAGAAGAAATGGAAATTGAATCAGCGTTTGAAGAAATGATGGGCCAGTTTGCTGAAGGTGATATGAAGTGGAAGCAAACTAGTATGTCACCAGAAGAAGCTGTAGCAAAGTACGGCAAAGACAATGTAAAAGTTAAAAAAGGCGGACTTAACAACGGCGACGATATGGTATCAGTACATGTTGCAGATGAAAGTTTTGATCCAAGTTCAGAGCCAAGCAAAGCAGATGCAATGGCAGACGAATTTATGTCAGCATATGAAAAAGGCGGCGAAGAAGCACTAGCAAAAGCAATGGGCATGAGCGATCAAGAGCTTGACCAAGAAATTACCGAATACGGTATGGAACACGGCTTACATGCTGACGACGATAGAGATGATATTATCCAAGGCGTGATTGAACAAATAGTCGATAACATGGACGAAGGTTTAACTGATGACACTAATGAAGGCATTGATAAAGATGCTCTTCAGGCTTGGTATAGCAAATACGAAGGCAAGCGTTCATATGATGCTTATGATTTAGCAAATGGCTATTTCAAATATTATTTAGACTCAGGTATTCCTACTGACGCAATGGAAAAAGGCGAATGTGCGGCATTGATAAAGAAGTTTGGTGAAGACGAATTTATGGATGATCCATTTGGCGCTATGTATAAAGCACCAGAACTTGCTCCTATTTCAAATGCATTGCATTCCGAGTTTGCTAAAGTTGTAGGCAAACAAGCCCCGGATGAAGAAGACGTAGAAAAAGCAGCTGACATGATTGATAATACTGACGAAGGCAATGCACTTGAAAAGGACGAAAAGACTCCATTAGGCGAGTTCATACTAAGTTACTTTGATAGAGAAAACGGACAGTTTCCAAAAGGTGAAACAGCAGTACTAACAATGGTAGAGAAAGACTACGGTGAGAAATTTATTACACCTGCTAAACAATTTATTGAAATGATCAATAACAAAGTAGCAGAAGTAATGGGTTACAAAGAAACAGAAGAGCCACAAGAGATAGCAAGAATAAGAGAGCTATCAGGCTTATAATAGGCATAAAAGAATTTGAATTGTAAAAGATTCAAAATAAAGTTAAGAAAACACTTGACTTTATAAATAAAAGAGTGTAACATGTACTACATGTGTTACACTTTAACTAGGCACATAAAAAACCATATAAGGCATATAGGAGGCATTAAATTATGGCATCACTAGCAGAAATCAGAGCAAAACTGAAAGAACAAGAATCACGTTCAAGTGGTTCACAAAGCGGCGGCGGCGACAACGCAATTTACCCATTTTGGAATATCAAAGAAGGCGAGAGTGCAACTCTACGTTTCCTTCCTGATGGAGATGATACAAACACTTTCTTTTGGAAAGAACGTTTGATGATCAAACTTCCATTTGCGGGTATTAAAGGTGAGACTGACTCACGCCCAGTACAGGTACAAGTACCATGTATGGAAATGTACGGCGAAAGCTGTCCAGTACTAACTGAGGTACGTCCTTGGTTTAAAGACGCAAGTTTAGAAGACATGGGTCGTAAGTATTGGAAGAAGCGTTCGTATGTATTCCAAGGGTTTGTAACAGACAATCCGTTATCAGATGATAACACACCTGAAAACCCAATTAGACGTTTTATTATTGGACCACAAATTTTCCAAATTATTAAAGCGGCACTAATGGATCCAGATATGGAAGAATTACCAACAGATTATACTGCTGGTGTAGACTTTCGTCTTAACAAAACATCTAAAGGTGGATATGCAGACTACAGCACAAGTAATTGGGCACGTAGAGAACGTCCATTAGACGATGCACAAATGAATGCTGTAAATACACATGGTCTATTTAACTTTTCAGACTTCCTTCCTAAAAAGCCAGATGAAGTGGCAGTTAAGGTTATTAAAGAAATGTTTGAAGCAAGTGTAGATGGTGAAGCATATGATCCAGAACGTTGGAGCACTTACTTCCGCCCAAGCGGAATGGCTGCACGTACAGGTGATCCAACTAAAGCTGCTTCTCCACAAGCAACTGCAACTAGCCAAAGTGCGCCTGCTGCTACACCAGCACCAGCACCGACTCCAGAGGCAACTCCAGCACCAGCTGCTGAAGTAGCACCAACTGAAGCACCTAAGACTGGCGGTGACGCAAGTGATATACTTGCAATGATCCGTAACAGACAAAACAACGGTTAGCAACATGCTTCTACTAGCAAACTCGAGAACAGAGATTCACGGTTTACCTGTCAACGTTCCAAACGCTAGTAGAAGCAAACTTTAATATAGGAGAGAAAATGGCTAAATCATTTGACGTAAGTAAATTTAGAAAAGACTTAACTAAGTCTATTCAAGGCATGAGTAGTGGCTTTAACGATCCAACGGATTGGGTAAGTACTGGCTCATATGCACTAAACTATCTTATTAGTGGAGACTTTAACAAAGGTGTTCCGCTTGGTAAGGTAACAGTGTTTGCAGGAGAGTCTGGTGCAGGTAAGAGTTACTTTGCAGCAGGTAATATTGTAAAACATGCACAAGAACAAGGCATATATGTAGTTTTAATTGACTCAGAAAATGCACTTGATCAAGCATGGTTAGAAGCACTCGGTGTTGACTGTGATGAATCAAAACTACTCAAACTAAGCATGAGTATGATTGATGATGTTGCTAAAACTATAGCAACGTTTATGACAGATTACAAAGCAATGGATGAAGAAGATCGTCCTAAAGTAATGTTTGTAATTGACTCACTGGGTATGTTATTAACACCAACCGATGTTGATCAGTTTAACAAGGGTGACATGAAAGGTGATATGGGTCGTAAGCCTAAAGCACTAACTTCATTAGTCCGTAACACAGTTAACATGATTGGCGCACATAATGTAGGCTTAGTTTGTACTAACCACACATATGCATCGCAAGATATGTTTGATCCTGATGATAAAATATCAGGTGGACAAGGCTTTATATATGCTTCTAGTATTGTTGTAGCAATGAAGAAGATGAAGCTCAAAGAAGATGCAGACGGTAATAAGATCAGTCAAGTTATGGGTATCCGTGCTGGCTGTAAGGTAATGAAAACACGTTACGCAAAACCGTTTGAAGGTGTGCAAGTTAAGATTCCATACGAAACAGGAATGAATCCACATAGTGGAATCGTTGAACTTTTTGAAGCAAAAGGTGTTATCGAAAAGCAAGGTAATAGACTAAAGTATGTTACTAGTGACGGTGAAGAAATTCTTGAATATCGTAAAAACTGGTCTGGAGACTTATTAGATAAAGTTATGACTGATTATGCTACTAAAGAAGCTTCAATGGTAAATACCTCGATTGAAGAAGATCTTGAATCACAAGAAGAAGCACTAATAGAGGAATAATTTATGAGCCACGGATTTGATGACGAATCAGTAATTGCAGAAGTTTGGACAGTGTTTAAGGAATACCTTGACAAGAAAAGTGTCGAAGCAGCTGCTGAACGATTTGTAGACTTACTAGCAGACTACGGTGTCGGTGACGACACTATGGCACAAGCAATGGGTGCAGACTTTGAACTAGATAAAGCAATTAATTATTATCTAGACATGGACGAGTCTGACGTCTTAGACGAAGAAGAAGATTGGGGTTAAAGTATGGGTTGGTATAGCGAAGTATCTAGAGACATTAATAAGATACCTGATGCTGTTAAGTTTTTCGAACAAGAACTTAACGAAGCAAAAAACGAAGTTAAACTAAAAGGCAACGTTGAAAAAGCTGCATCAGAAATGCCCGGTATTGTCGAGCATCGCTTTAACCAACTTCAAGAAATTGAAGCCATACTTCATTACCTTAATATTGAGTTACGTAGACTACGTAGTTCATTTTTTAAGAAATATCTTGAAAACTATCAACGAGCTCTGTCAAGCCGTGACGTTGAAAAATACGTAGACGGTGAGGCAGACGTTGTTGACTACGAAAAGATTATTAATGAATTCGCCCTTATGCGTAATAAGTGGTTAGGATTACTTAAAGGTCTTGATCAAAAACAATGGCAAATTACTAATGTTGTTAAACTACGAGTAGCAGGAATGGAAGATGCAAGTCTTTAAATGCTAAAGAAAGTAGCAACTTGGCTAGACATATGTAAAGCTCATTGGAAGGAAATATTTGCTCTTTCTTTTGCTTTACACTTTATAATGGATCTATTTATTATAGGTCCATTATTTTTCTTACTAGGGTACCTTTTTGGTGTTCATGTAGACCACCACTAAAGCCGTTACTAGCATCTTACTATAAGAAGACCTGGTAAATATACTAAATGTAAGGAGTAAGAATGGCGCATTCAGCAGAATACTTAGAAGAACTTAAAAAGTTACACGACAAAAAAACGTTTGGGTTAAATAGAAATATACCAGCAGTTGTACATAAGTTAATTAAAGAAAAAAATATT